CTCTCAATTCTACGCTTGTTGTTGGTATTGAGATTGCCAAGCAGTTTCGCAAGGCTACAGGTGTTGAACTTCTTAACACTATTATCCTGACTGACGGTGAGGCTACTGACTTTGCAGAACTGTGGGTAGAATCAACAGCACGTAACGGTATGTGGCCTGGTACACTTCGCTACGGTCAGATCCCTGTGTTGAAATACGGTTCAGCTACTTACCCATTGATTGAAGGTAACGCACACCGCAATACAGAACTGACCTGTACTCTGCTTGAGATGTACAAAGACATCACAGGCTCTAAGGTTATCAACTATCACATCCTGGATAGGTTCAGCAAGCGAGAAATTGAAATGTGCAAGGACTACGCTACTATCGGTAATTCAGACATGGGCTACGTTGCTTGGGAGAAGATTTATGCTCCTCAGCGAGCCTCAGGGCTCATTGAAGCACGTGATACTAAAGGCTTTGATGTTCGCTACATTATGAACGGCTCAAAGCTGAGCATTGAGGACGAGGAGCTCGAGGTCAAGTCTACTAAGAAGGGTGATTTGCTCCGAGGATTCCGTAAATTTGCAGGCTCTAAGGCTCAGCAGCGCATATTTGTACAGAAATTTATCCCTGAGGTAGCCTAAGTTATTGATATTACAGGGCTTAAAGTTTGAGAAAATGCTTGACTTTTGCTGAGATTACTGTATAATATAGCATATAAACTGAAAAATTTAACTATTGTCTTGTGAGGAGACTATATTATGACTGACCGTAATACACTTATTGACACCCTTCGTTCCCGCAATTACGAGGACAATATTGTTCCACGTAAAGACATCATCCGTGAAGCTAAGGCTATTGGTATCAATCACCCTGGCTTTTTACTCAAAGATCAATTCAAGGTTGAGAAAGGCCTGTATGATCTGACTGAGATGTTCACAGGCACTGCTGCGGTTCCCGTTGCAAGAAAGCCTATCATGGAGGTTGTTACACCTACTGTAACACCTGCTCCTGTAGCAGCACCTGAGTCTAAGGTTGTATCAATGGCTAAACTAGCTATGGACATTGAAGGCTTGGTACCATCTAAAGATGATACCTACGTAGCTTTCGGTTTTCACAAAGACCTTAAGACTATCCTTCAGGGTGGTATGTTTTATCCTCTTTTCATATCCGGTTTGTCCGGTAACGGTAAGACCACTATGGTTGAGCAGGTTTGCGCTCAGCTCAAGCGTGAGGCTATCCGTGTGAATATTAGTATTGAAACCGATGAGGACGATTTAATCGGTGGCAATACTCTGGTTGATGGTAACGTAGTCTATAGAGAGGGTCCCGTCCTCACCGCTATGAAGCGTGGGGCTGTTCTCATTCTTGACGAGGTAGACAGAGGCTCCAACAAGCTAATGTGCCTTCAAGCGATTCTTGAAGGTAAGTCCTACTTCAACAAGAAGACTGGCGAAACCGTCGCTCCTGCTCCCGGGTTTACAATAGTTGCAACGGCCAACACTAAAGGTCGAGGCTCAGATGACGGCAAGTTTATCAGCGCACAGCTGCTAGACGAGGCTTTCCTCGAGCGTTTTGCAATTACCGTGGAGCAGGAGTATCCTAAAGCAGCCGTAGAGAAGCGCATCATCCTTAACAAGATGAACAAGGCTGGCTACACTGATGAGGACTTTGCTACTCATCTTGTCACTTGGTCTGAGGTTATCCGTAAGACCTTCTTTGAGGGCGCCATAGACGAGCTTGTCAGCACCCGTAGGCTTGAGCACATTGTCAATGCGTATGGTGTGTTCAAGGACAAGCTCAAGGCAATCACCCTGTGTACAAATCGTTTTGACGCTGATACTAAGGCGGCATTCATTGACTTGTACACTAAGGTTGATCCTTCAAACCCACAGTCCATTGAGGATGTGGATCCTGCTTCGGACGATGTCGAGTTTTAATGCTTGACATTCGCTCCAAAACGTGTATAATGGTAAGTACATTTAAATAGTGAGGACTAAAAAATGAGTACACCCTTCAATCCAGTAGTATCAGGTAATCCAAATTTTACCGTAGCCAGTAATCCATTCGACCCGACCTCGAAAATTAATACCGAGGAAGGAATTTATAGATCGATTGTAGACTTGGCAAAGGAGTCAGTACACTATAACAATATTGATGCTAAGACAATGGCTAGGTTGCGTGAAAAGTATCGTGCTGAGGTAGAAGAGGGGCCTGCGTACACGATGGAACAGATCCCTCGTTATAAGTTAAAGGTTAAGACCCCTGCTCAACGCAAGGCAGTATTTCCTGCACAAAAGAAAATGATTCTAAATTTTAAACAGGCATTGAATACTCCTCTGTTTGTCAATGTAGACTCTAAAGGCAATTATAATATCATGGAAGGACAGCAGCACGGCACAGCTGATGCTGCGTTAGGTGATCCTAATGACATGGTAAACTGTATTGTTTACCGTAATATGCCTGATTGGTTTGAGGAGTGGTTCTTCCTTGAGTTTAATTGCGAGAGCCGTACTCAGATTTCAGCTTATGATCGTATCCGTTTAGCAATCCAGATGGAACGTAAATGTCCTACAGGTATAGATGAGTATGAGATGTATGCTGAGAAGCAGGCTTTATTTGAGGAGTACGGTTTTCGTTACTTGGATGAAAAGGAAACTAGTGTACCCTGTGGTGTATCACACCCTAGTATCTGGGACGTACCCTTCAACACAATAAAAGAGATGTTTAAGTTTATTGGTAATGATAATGAATTGAAACAGGACCCTACCCGTCAGATCACCTGGGGTTTTTGGCAATGTGCTCAGGAGTACGGTTATTTGTACAATGAGAATGTTATTCAAGCATGGCGTAACCTTGTAATTGATATGACCGGACAGCAGTATGTCAAAGATGAATTGACAGCAATGTTTAAGGAGACAGGTCGTAACTGGTCTGCTACACGTGGCCCTAAAATGCTTATGGGGCTTTTGAAGAAGCGTGGTTGTAAGGATATTGATATGACTCGCATCTGCAATGACAACGCTACGTTGGTTGCTGAAATTGAGGACTGTATTCAGTATAGTGAATTGGCACAGCAATATGTATCAGTCTAATTACTTACTTTACATCTTCTTTACAGGACTTACCTATAAGATAGGTCTAGTAGAGAAGCGTGAGAACTTAGACAGAAGGTTCAATCATCTGTTCAAAGGTCTGCAACAATCAGATGCTAGTATACGTGACAAAATTTGTTTTACTAGAGTATATGAAGCAAAGACTGACCGCATGATTAAGACGTGTGAAACGAATGTATTGTCAGAGCTAGAAGAACATAGGATACCTGACTTCAAAGGTTACTTGACAGAATCTTTTGTTGACACTGTATCATTAGATGTTATAATTGAATCTATTAATAAGCAAACCCGTTGCAAATTGAATTTACTATATGAGGATTATGTTCCAAGTGAAAAAGATTGATTACAAATTTAACGAAGGGGCTCTGCTTGCAGAGCTCCAGGCGTATGTAGACGCAACATACGGTGAGCATTATAGCCGTAACAGGTTTCAGTCCTCGGAGTTTATCATGGACTGTGGACACGGCATGGGATTCTTTCTCGGCAATGTCCTGAAGTATACTCAGCGTTACGGTAAAAAGGACGGTCACAATAGAAAAGACCTACTAAAAATCTTACATTATGCTTTGTTAGCCCTGAATGAACACGATCAGGATTATAAATAGTACAAAACCCATTAGGAGAATATAATGGCATACATAACTAGAGCTACTTTTGTACGACCAAATACAAGTGTATCTTTTTTACCGGCTTCCTTAGATGAAACTTACAGAACAGATTCTAATACTAGGATGACTAATCACGGTATCACAATGACTAGTTCCTACAGTGCTGACAATTTGACATTCACATTAGAATGGACTTGTCCGAATGAAGCAGCTTGGGACGATTATCAATTTGAAATGGCAAACGCTTGGACAGATGCAGGCTTTTTAGATCACTTGGACGACAATGGTGTTACATTGACAAACGCAATAATAGAAAACACTTGACAATTTGTTCTATATATTATATCATGGTATTTTTATTTGAAAGGATAAATTATGAAAATTAGTAATGAAACATTGAATGTTCTTAAGAACTTCGCAACCGTAAACACTAACATTCTTGTTAGGCCTGGTAACAAACTAGCGACAATCAGTGCAGGTAAAAACATTTTTGCAACCGC